CCCCGGATGCAAGGCCAATCGTCACCCTTCCTAGGTGATGAGAAGGAAGAGAGTCCGGGGGTGGGGCGGAACGCCCCTAAGTAGCAGGTGACAAAACCTGCAGGAGGAGAGCTTGCCAGCTCGCCACCTCAGGGTCCGTGAGGACCCTGTCACCGTCGTAATCCCACCGTGGGGTTACGGCGATCTTCGTGATGGTCTTAACTGAGTTCGATCTAAGAAGAACTCGACCATTCTTGAGTCTATCCGCCAACAGCGTTAAGAAAGCGCCATCACTGGTGCTTTCAGACGCGCCCTCGCGAGTAAGATCCCGCGATCGTTGGATAACCTTGTTATATCTATAGAGGAAAAGCCCAGCACTACGGGCCTTTTTCTGAGATTTTAGAAGGTTTCCACGTTCGTAGATCGGAGCCATTGTGGAGGGGACCTTAACACCGGCAATATCGGAAACGTCCAAGGGCACAGGTAAGAACCTAAACCCAGGGCGTAGAGCCTTTAGAGTCGATGTAAGTGGAACCCCCCAACGAAGACTCCAACGAACGAGCCGGTTGAAGGCAGATAAGAAGTCCAGTTCGGAGCGTAATTTACTTATATATACGCCTCGAACATCGTGGCCAAGATAGTAATCTTTTCCACAGGACTCACGAAAGTCCCCGATGTAGAAGGACTTGTCAAGGTTAACGGTGAACCCGAACATATCTAACGCGTAACAAACGCGCTGATATGCTCTGGTGTCAACGATGATATCATCACCGAAGACGCCAAAGTTCAGGGTGCCGTACCGTTTATTCCCCGTGGCCACAAGGCCTAGTTGAGAATAAACAGCCTTGACGATTGCAGCAAAGATCAGCGTCTGAAGGGGAAAAGTAAAACCATTCCCCATGGACGAGATCATATGCAGCTGTACTATCTGGCCGTCTGGCAAGACGGTCTCAGGACTACGACACAACTGTAACCACCTAAAGATTTCAGGGGGAAACAGATCGTGAACTAACCTGAGTGAGATAGTATCGGAAGCATTCTTGAGGTCAATAGTAGAAAAACCATTGACCATGCTGCCGAAATGAGCCAAGTGAGCGTTGGTAACAGGCTGAGTCGAAAGGTCTATTGAAAAATAGTCCTTAAGCCGATGCCTAAAGATATTACCAATGCCTAACTGAAAGAACATATTCAGAATGGGCTCAGTACAGATGGTGCGTGCAATCTTCGTGCTTTTTGGAACGAAGTTGAGCCGACTACCTCTGCACACTCTAGTCCCGAACTTTGATCTCCTTTTAGCTTCGCTGGAGACCCAAAGTGGGAGTCGTCGAATGGCCTCATCATAATAACCGATGAGTAAGTCCGATGTAGCAGTTAGAGGCGCCTCAGAAACTTTGCAGTAATACGAAGAATCTTTAGCGCCAATACTTGCACCCGGGCCATGGTCACCATTCTGAAAAATTGAATGGAGATCAAGGATTGGGCAATTGAGACCACCAAAAGCATCACCTTGGGGAGCAAAACAAAACTGATGTATAATTTCACGTACATCATTGTAGAGCTCCAGGTCCCAACTGTGCATAATGGCTCGCTGGCCAAAAGGGATGTATTTTTCACAGGCAGCGTTAGATAAAAGAAAATTATCTAGCGTGAGCTGCTTTAAGGAGTCAGACATTTCATCGTTATGGAACTTCTTAACGATGCTATTTCTGATACTCTTCATCGCAAACTGTGAGGGAGGACATCCTAGGTCGGTAACGGTTGAACCATCCCAACCAGATGCATAAAGATCGGACTCAAGAAGTGTAACAAGGACATCAGCAGTAAGCTGCATAACGTTGCCTCGGTAAGGTACATGGCAAAGGAAAGCCATGAGTTCGGCCTAGGTGAATACCTAGGTCGTACAGTCAGACGTGTCACGGCAGTATTACATCACTGACGAGACAAGCGTGTCGCCAATCCCGGCGGAGATCTGGTTAAGAACTCCGACAAAGAGAGACGTCATGCCCCGTACTTCTGCGGGGGAGTAAGTATCGCTCCCTGCAGGAACGGCCATTTGGCATTTAATCCAGCCGGTCGTTGGGATCTGATTTGCCGCCGGAACGCTACCCTTCCGAAGAAAGAAGGAATAAACGTTGAGGGGGATTCCAGCGGAGTAACCTCCGTTGAGATCGACCCTCGGCAACACCCGCACAGATTTCGGCTTGAAAAAGGCGATACTGAACGGGCTGCTAGCCGAATGTACCGTTACACCCGTTTGGGTGCCACCCAACGCCGTAACCACCCACTGCTTCCCATTGTAATCTGGGTTGCTGTCGGCGGCGATGGTGTAAGTGGGCGAGGTAAAACCGGTTTGCGCACCCCCTGTCACAGGGGTTGTGGGGCTGATAGCCATTAAATCCTCATGGGTTAGTGGAACTTCTGCCTGTGTAAGGCGTTAGCTTGACCGAGAAGTGCTGCGCAATTTGCAAGTTGATTAGGCGACCCCGGAAGTTCAAAAACTAAATCCGGGACAGTCAAACCAAAATTGCTATGGCGCGTAACGGTCCTTCTTTCGTAATTTACCCATCCCGGACTACTGTCAGTGAATAAAAGTTGTGGCTGTCCCTGAGCATTATTTCCGATTTGTGATTTGACGCGAGCTTTGTCGAGCTGTAGCATAATCTTACGATTATATACAGCAATATCGGCTTGGCTGCACCAAACTACACCGGAAACGTCAGTAACGCCGGCACTGATTATATCACCAATGTTGGTGAAGTAGTCGATCAAAAATGACCACGGGAGTAACTCCCATGCAGTTGGCAAGAACTCAGAGGGCGTCAGTCCAAAGAGTTCAAGCTGTGCACGGGCTCCAGTCTTGGCTTCGGCACGGACCTTTCCTCGAATCTTAACGAGACGAGTAGAGGTACCTATACTATCGTATCTCCAATAGAGGTAAGAAGCAAACCTCTGAAGGAACGTAGTAAAGGTCTCAGCAGGATTCTGATTACTGGCGGAACCAAACCCTGTAAAGGGTTGATAACGTTCAGTATCGAATAATCTGTTCCATGCCTTCATAGCATCACGGGCGTCCGCGAGGAGCGGCGTCCACCCGAAGCTATGTTCGAGCCATGCGCCTGAGATATCCTTAGTCCATGACTTAGGGTTAGCTTTCTTCCTCTTTTGGAGGGTGTCAAGCCAATCCTTAGACAAATGACGAAGGCTCTCGGCGGGTCGTCTCAGCATCTTCAGCGTTTCACGAGCTTCTCCTAAAAACGTAGGTCCAGACATCTGAACCTGCGCCTGTCGGACAGCTTTGTAAGCGGCTGAAGAGGCCCGGGCGTAAGCCTCACTATTAGCGCTATCGGGTGGATTATAGTTAGCTGGCAAAAGTGTTAACGCCAGATCACCATGAGCCTTACCGAAACCGCTAGGTGTTTGTACGAACGGTTGGGCCCCGCGGGGTTCTAAGTGTTTTTCAACAGCATAGGACCTGCGATTATCAATCGTAACGTACACACCAGTCATCCCCGTCGTTGCGTTTTGGTGCGCCCGGATCTTGCTCCGCCACCCCTTCTGACTTGACCCTGCCCTCGTACGAGCGAGTTTGTGAACTCGCGCAACAACGGCAGGAACTTCGAGAACAGTTGGTGGTGACTGACTGGTCCAGGCTTTTTCACCAAGGTAAACGCTCCGATCTTTGGTATATGACTGTGCCATGTTATTGGCTAGTGAGGTGGAATGGAGATGGTTACCTCACCAACTTCATGATTAGCAACAGTGAAAGACTCTTCGACAAACGGCTCCCAGCCTTCAACGCCTAGTACTTCGGCTTTGAAGGAAAGAGAGCAGTATTCGGTGAGAGGTTCCATTGTCACTACTACACGATAAGATCTCAAAGGTTCCAATTGAACTTTGCTAGTCGTCTTAAGATACTCTTCAACGCTGACCGCAAGGGACAGCGTCGAGTAGCAAGAGGCTTCTAGCTCATTCAAAAGTTCCAAAATAAGATCTCCATAGTGTGGAAGTTGATAAGGGGTCCCCCA